ATAACAAGATCGGTGAGAACGCGTCCTGGGAGGATGAACTCCTCGGTATCGAACTGGCGGAACTCAAGGACGCAGGCTTCGACCTGGGCTTGACTGGCTTCTCGCAAGAGGAGTGGGAAGCGCTGATCGCCGGTGATGAGTCCGACAGAACCGGCCTCACGGATGACGATGCGGTTCCGGAAGTCAGCGAGAACCCTATCTCCAAGCCTGGAGATATCTGGATGCTGGGCGATCACAAACTCCTGTGTGGCGACGCCACCAAGGCGGACGATTACATGGCATTGCTCGGGGAAGAACTCGTGGACATGACCTTCACTGATCCGCCCTACAACGTGAACTACGCCAATACGGCCAAGGACAAGATGCGTGGCAAGAATCGCCCGATCCTGAACGACAACCTGGGCGAAGGGTTCGGCAGCTTTTTGTTCGACGCGTGCGACAACATCCTCACCCGAACAAAGGGCGCTGTTTACATCGCGATGAGTTCATCGGAGTTGGACACCCTGCAAGCCGCGTTCAGGGCCGCTGGTGGCAAATGGTCCACGTTCATCATCTGGGCCAAGAACACGTTCACGCTCGGTCGCGCCGACTACCAGCGGCAGTATGAGCCTATCCTGTACGGGTGGCGCGACGGCACCGATCACTACTGGTGCGGTGCGCGTGATCAGGGCGACGTCTGGAACATCAAGAAGCCACAGAAGAACGATCTGCATCCGACCATGAAGCCGGTCGAACTGGTTGAACGTGCCATTCGCAACAGCAGCAAGACCCGAGACCTGGTACTCGATCCCTTCGGCGGCTCGGGTTCGACGCTGATTGCCTGCGAGAAAGCCGGTCGTCGCGCGAGGCTGATCGAACTCGATCCGAAGTATGTCGATGTCATTGTGCGGCGTTGGCAGGAATGGACGGGGAAAGAAGCAACGCGTGCCGATGGCACACGCTTCGCGGACGCGGTGGCGCCTGTCGTCTAGCTTGCAATCCGGTAGACCCGCTCGCCGCCTGCCTCCTTGGTCGAATTGATCTCGAGTCCGAGCTTTTTCTTGAACGCGCCGGCAAAGGTGCCGCGCACCGTATGCCGCTGCCAGCCGGTGGCCTCGCAGATCTGCGCGATCGTGGCGCCCGCGGGACTCTTGAGCATCTCGATCACCTGAGCCTGCTTGCTGTTGTCGCGGGTGCGAGGTCTGGACTTGGATGCTTCCTTGATGACATCGTCGATGGCCTGGGCGCTCAGAGGCGCTTTGCGCGGCACCCCAAGAGCCTCGTAACCCTCGGCAGCCAAGAACCAGTCGGTGCCGTCGTAGGTGATCAGAGCGCGCTTGAATAGGCCGTCGATCACCTTCTTTCGCGCCCCTCCTTTGATGTTGTCGGGGAACCAGGTGATCTTGCCCTCGGTGTGCTGATGGGCGTAGGCCAGGATGGCATGCTGGGCGGGGGTGAGTTGGGTAACCGTCATTTGAAACTCCTTCAGGGGTGGTTGATGGTGTTCGTATGAACGCTCTGTCCCCGAAGGAAGCCAAGTCGAATCTGCGGGTGTTCTGCATCTTTCTGTAGGGACTTACGATGCCTCGCCGCGCCCCGACACCATGTCGATATCCGGGGTGTGCAGCGGTGCTGGCACAGCCAGGCTACTGCCCGCCCCATCAACCCCTCGTTCACCGCGACTACGGACGCGCGCGGCGAGGCTTTGATGCGGAGGTCGGCTTCTACCAATCCCGACAATGGCGTCTGGTGCGCGCGGCCTTCCTGCGTGAGCACCCCTTGTGTGGGGCGTGCAGCGTGCGAGGCGGACTGGTGCCGGCGCGTGTCGTGGACCACGTGGTGCCGGTGAAGGACGGTGGTGCCCGCTATCTCGCCAACAACTTGCAGGCGCTTTGCGTGTCCTGTCACAACCGCAAGACGGCACGCGAGAGCGCTGGGCGGCGGGTACCCCCCAGGGGGGGATGAATCTCTACGTTCGGGTGACGATGATGCGCTCGCCTGCCCAAATTTTTCCGCGTGCAAATTGAAACAGGGGGGGATCCCCCCGGATGGGGACATTCATGGCCGGTCGTAAGCCGCTGCCGACCAAAGTCAAGCAGATCAAAGGAACGCTCCAGAAGTGCCGCACCAACCTGCGGGAACCCAAACCCCAAGGGGATCTGGTCGATCCGCCCGATTACATGCCCGAGGGGGCCAAGGCTGCTTGGCGCTACGCGCTCGAATGTGCGCCGCCCCATCTGCTTAAGCGTCTGGACATGTCGGTCCTGGAAATCTGGGCTTGCGCCGCAGACCTGTACCGCAAGGCTCAGGCGGGCATCGCCAAGACCGGCTTACTGGTCAAGGCCCCCAACACGGGCGTGCCGATGCAGTCACCGTACCTGGCCATTGCCAACAAGCAGGCTCAGATCATGACCAAGGCTGCCACGGAGATGGGTTTCACCCCGGCTTCGCGTTCAAGGGTCGCATTGCCGATTGAGTCTGCCGAAGATGCCTTTGACCCCTGGGCGGACATTGCCGGTTGATGGATGCTTCGAATTACGCGGCGACCGCTAAACGGTACGCCGAGCAGGTGGTGGCTGGAGAAATCCTGGCTTGCCGCTGGGTGCAGAGGGCTTGCCAGCGACAACTGGACGATCTCGCCAAGTTCAAAGGAAAAGCCAGCCCCTACCTTTTCAACCCCAAGCTCACGGACAAGGACGGCAGGAGTTTCCAGCCAGCCGACAACCTGTGCGCGTTCATTGAGCGCTTGCCCCATGTGAAGGGGCCGCTGGCAGGCGAGCCGATTCACCTGGAGCCCTGGCAGGCCTTCATCCTGACAACGGTTTTCGGATGGGTCAAACCCAATGGCACGCGGCGCTTTCGGCGCTCGTACATCGAGGTTCCCCGGGGCAATGCCAAGTCGACCCTGTCGTCGGCCGTAGCCCTCTACATGCTGGCTGCCGACCGTGAAGGCGGTGCCGAGGTGTAGTCGCTGGCAACCACGCGAGACCAGGCAAGGATCGTCTTTGGCGATGCGCAGACTATGGCCAGGCGCAGCCCAGGATTTCGGCGCAGGTTTTCGGTGGAAGTCGGCGCACACAACATGCACGTGCTGGCCTCAGGCTCCAAGTTTGAAGCCCTCTCGGCTGAAGGCTCGACCCTGGACGGTCTGAACATCCACTTCGGATGCGTGGACGAACTACACGCACACAAGACGCGCACCGTCTACGACGTGGTCGAAACTGGCACAGGCAAGCGAGACAACTCGCTCCTCTGGGTGATCACCACGGCAGGGAGTAATCGAGCCGGCATCTGCTACGAGGTCCGGACCTTCGTGACCAAGTTGCTCGATGGCGTGTTTGAAGATGACACCCAGTTCGGAATCATCTACGGCTTGGACGATGGCGACGACTGGACATCCGAGAGTGCGCTGATCAAGGCTAATCCCAACTGGGGCATTTCGGTGCGCCCGGAGGTGCTGGTGCCGCTGCAGGCTAAGGCCATGCAGTTGCCCAGTGCTGTCAACAACTTCAAGACCAAGCACCTCAATGAGTGGGTCAACGCGGATACCGCGTGGATGGATATGCGGGCCTGGGATGCCTGCGGCGATTCGAGTTTGGACATCGATGCCTTCACGGGCCAGTCCTGCTGGATCGGGTTGGATCTGGCCAGCAAGACGGACATCGCCGCGTTGGTACTGGTGTTCCCGCATCCCGAAGTTGCCGACGCCTATGTGGCCTTTGGCAAGTACTACCTGCCAGAGGACACGGTAGCCGCTGCTGGCAACAGCCAGTACGACGGCTGGATGCGAACCGGTCGTCTGACCGTGACGCCTGGAAACGTGATCGATTTCGGCTGGATTGAGGCAGACCTCCTGGAGATGGCCTCGCGCTTCGAGGTTCAGGCCGTGGCGTTCGATCCCTTTCAGGCCACCCAACTCTCGACCCGGATGCTGGCCGAAGGCCTGCCCATGATTGAAGTGCGACCGACGGTGCTGAACTTCAGCGAGCCGATGAAGACGCTCGAAGCCCTGGTGCTTCAGAAGAAGCTCACCCATGACGGCGACCCGGTGCTCACCTGGATGGCCAGCAACGTGGTGGCGCACCTGGACGTCAAAGACAACATTTACCCACGCAAGGAGCGAGCAGAGAACAAGATCGACGGCATCGTGGCACTGATCATGGCGCTCTCTCGGGCTATCAAGCCCGGGGAGAACGTGGTGCTGGGATCCGACTACGAATTGATGCTGCTCTGAACTGATGGGACTACTGAGCTTCTTTGATCGATTC